GCCGAAGCGGTTCAGCGTCGAGGTCGGCGCCGCCAGGCTCGCGGGGTCGCCCCAGCAGGCGGACGTGCGCCAGAGCTGGCGCAGGCGCAGGATCAGCGGCGCCGTCTCCGAGGGCAAGCCGGGCCGGTAGAAGCTGCCGAAAGAGATCAGGTTGCCGTCGTCGTCGACCGCCCAGGCGAGAAAGCAGGTCGGATTGGTCAAACCGTAGTCCATCGACTCGAACCGGTACCAGTGCGCCGGCAGCTCGAACCCCTCGACCAAATGCAAATCGTCAGTGAGCGTGAACGCCGCCCCCTCGAAGGCGCCCCAATCACCATCCAGCAACTGCTGCCGGATCGTCTCAGACAGATGCGAAAGGCTGCGCGTGTATTCCTCCACCTCCAAGCCGGGGTTATCGGCCACCCGCGCCGGCACGAACACGACCCCGTCCGCCGGCTCGTCGATAAACCTGCGCTTCACCCAGGCATGGCCGACCCCGCCCGGGTTCGAAGCCCAGCGCATCCGCAAAGGAACCTCGATCCCGCGCGCCCGGCGCAAACGCGAAAACAGATAGGTGTACTGCGACTGCGTGAACTGGGTCAGCTCGTCAAACCCGATGAACTGATACTCCGAGCCCTGATAGCGGTACACATCCTCCTCGGCCTCCAAATAGCCGAACGTCAACGTCGCCCCGCACGGGAACGTCCACGTCTTCTCACGCTCATTCCAGCGCGCCTTCGCGAACAACCACTCCTTGCTCCGCGCCATCGCCGCACCCGGCAACGCAAGATCGCTAAAAGAGCGGCGCAAAATCAGCGCCGCATACCCCGGCACATCAACATACTGCAACGCGCCAGCCAAAATCGCATCCGACTTCCCACCACCAGCGGCGCCGCCATAGCCAGCCTCGAGACAATCGAGACTCAAAAACGCCGCCTGCTTCGCCGAAGCGCTACGAAGATGCGGCCACAAGCTCTCGAGCGTCGGCCACTTCAACGCCAACAGCTCCGCGCTCGAGGACGGGCTCGTCAACGGCAAGCGCACCCGCCTCCCTCAAGACAACGACAACATCGGCCAACGAGGCCGAACGATCCTCCGCCGGCGCCGCCACGCTCAACTCCAACTGCGCCCGCTCGATCCCGCGCCCAGCCGCATTCGCCACGTAGCGATGCCAATACATGCGGATCGCATCGGAAGCATCGACGGCATGCGCCCAACCATCCAAATCGCGGTCGGCCGCATCAGCCCGCGCCTCCCGGCTCACCCGCAACAACCGCTGGTGACGAGCGTAATCATCACGGCGGAAATCGCTCAACGTACGGCCGAAACTGCGCGCCGCCCCCGCCGGCTCCAACCCCTCCAGCAGCAAGCCCTCGAGCCGCTCCCAATCCCTGGCGATCAACGGCGAACGAACCCGCGGATGATCATCGACCAGCCGCAGCTCCGCCCGCCTCACAATGCCAATCCAGGCCCTGATGCCAGGCTGGGCAACGGGGGGTTGGCTGAGATTTCGCAGCGTCGGGGAGGCGGCCGCAAACAACCGACTGCCGAGCGACGACACCCCCCGCCACCCCCTGCCGTCGCCGCCGACGGCAATGGCCGTCTGGGCAAGACCTCAGCAGGGTGGGTATGCAGTGTCGGCCGCATATCGGCGAGAGTATGCGACGAGGATGGTCAAACTGTCAAGCAGGCCGCATGGATACTGGCGTTGCCGCGTACGCCTGTAGTCATCCTTGTCTAGGTGGCCAGCTGATCGGTGCCGGCCGCAGTGAGCGCCAGAGCTCAAGCATCCGCCGGCGCAGCTCGTCGTCGGCTGCCCATGGCTCGAGCCGCTGCCGAGGTCCGAACAGCACCCGCTCGAGCTCGAGCTCGGACGGGATCACGTGGCCAACGTTGCGGAGCCAGAGCTCAGCGAGGTACACCGCTTTCGAGCGGCGCTCATCGGCGAGATCCCCAGGCATGTTGCCAGAGCGGACACCCGCGAGGAAAAAGCCGGCCGGCGAGCGGATCCCGTGAGATCGGCTCACAGCCTGCAGCCAGGCCTGCACCAGCTCGTCCGGGTAGGCCTCGAGCTCTGCTCTTGCCGGTGGGGTTAGCGCGAGGTCTTCGAGCTCCATGGCTGTTCCTCGAATGCAAGTTTTGAAGGCTCTTCGACAACAGTTCTGCGGTCTTCCCAAGACGTTGTGTTTGTAAAGAGCTCTTCTCTTTCTCTTCTCTCCTCTGGTGACCGCGCGAGGGCTAGCGGCTTGCTAGCAGAGAATTGGATGAATCCCGCTTGGTTGAGCCGTTGTAATGTTGCTCTCGAGACTCTGCCGCCGAGCTGTCGAGTGACTGTCGCGGTGCTGCCGCGTAGTTGCCCGTGTGTTGCCGCGTATGCCAGCCAGAGTCCATGAAGGACTCCGCGCTGGTGCATTGTGAGCTCGAGGTAGTTCTCGTCATGGAGCAGTTCTGTATAGGTCTTGACCCATGGCGGCGAACGGTCGCGGTAGTGCTGGAAGCGGTGCCAATTCGGCACGACGATCCAAAGCTCGGCTGCCCTACCTGGGTCATTCTTGTCTAGCACCATTGACAATCCCGGTTGCCGTAGCTACCGTTGCCTGCATGACCAACACAGCAACACTCCAAGACCTTACGGCCTGGACAATCGGGCAGCTGGACGACTATGTCGGCCGCCTCTCGGAGCCTTCGAAGATGCCAGGTTTCGCCTACTCGCTGCCTGCGGCCGAGTGCGCTACCGGTTCGCGCTTGCGCGCCGTTGCCGGCTCGACCTGTTCGGGCTGTTACGCGCTCAAGGGGCGCTACGCGTTCCCGGTCGTCCGTGACGCCATGTATCGGCGCCTCGAGGCGCTCGAGCGGCCGCTTTGGGCGGAGGCGATGGCGGAACTGATTAACCGCCGCACGGCCAAGCATCCTCACTTCCGTTGGCACGATTCCGGTGATCTGCAATCGCTCGAGCATTTGCGCGCGATCGTGCGCGTCTGCGAGCTGACGCCGACCGTGCGGCACTGGTTGCCGACGCGCGAGTACCGGATCCTGACCGAGTTCGAAGCCGCCGGCGGGACCTATCCCGCGAACCTGAACGTGCGCGCATCCGCGCACATGGTCGGAGGGAAGGCGCCGCAGTTCACGGGGCGTCCGCTGACGGTCTCCACGGTGTCCCGCGAGGCCGATACCTACCCGAATGCGCATCACTGCCCGGCGCCCTTGCAGGGGAATTCGTGCGGCGATTGCCGCGCCTGCTGGGATCGCACTGTTAACCATGTCGACTACCACATTCACTAGCGAAGGGGAGCGAAAATGAAGACGATTGTGAACCAGCGACTCGTGGACGACTTCGTCGCCGAGCTCGCCAAACCATGGAATGGCGACATCCTCGACGATGCCGTCATGGGCTGCCTGCTCGAATCGACAGCGATGGAGTTTGTCGAGGGGAATGGAGTCGTTTGGGAGCCTGAATCTAAGCGTGCGCTTTCCCGCGCGCTTTCCATCGCACTGCAGGCAGGCAACTAGCGGGTAGCGTCGCCACGCGCGACGCCTCCCGGTAGCCGCTCGACTGCCAGAAAACGAGGAGAGATCACGATGAAGACCGTTTACATCTATAAGCCGGTTGGGCTGGACGTCTGGGACCGGCGGGCGAACCAGCCGGCGCCCGGTGCGCGCGTTGTCAAGACGCAGCCGGCCGGCTGTCCGCGCAACGGCACGATGGGGCATTGCTTCGTCGCCGATGCCGAGTCGGGCGCGTTCTACGGGCTCGTGCTGGTCAATAGCCTCGAGCGGGCGGGGAGGGTCTAGATGGACCCGGTCGCACATGCACTCAGCCGCTGCGACGACGTAGCCTGCCCGATCCATCATCCGGACGTGATCGCCGACGAGCTCGAGCGTGCCTACGCCTATGAGGTGTTCCTTGCCGGCGCTAGGGCGAGCTCGCAGACGCTGGCCTGGTTCCTTGCGGGCGCGCGCGCGTCCGTGGCTGATATCGCCGCGGTCGAGTCGCGCCCGGTCGAGGAGAAGATGCGTTTCGAGCAGGCACAAGACCCGGATTGGCCGTTCGGCCACGAGGAGGACTGAGCGATGGACTGGCTGTTTTGGAGTCTGATCCTGGTTTGGCTCGGCAGTATGTTGCTGTTCGACTATCGCCGCCACGTGCAGAAGCAGTGGTTCCAGCGTGGCTATGAGAGCGGCTGGGTTGCCGGCTGGGCCCACCGGGACGAGGAGGGCTGAGCGATGAACCCTGACAATGCCTTCCTGCTTGTGATCGGCGGCAGCTTGCTGCTGCTCTGGCTCGACGAGCGTTACCGGCCGCTGCTGCGCCTGCGGATCTGGCGGCTGGAGCGCCGGGAGTCTCGGCGTGGCTAGGCTGCCGCGTTGGCCGCCGCTGCGGCTCGCCGAGCACCTCGGCGTCACGGACGCGAGCGTGCCCTCGCTGCTCGAGCTCGAGGCGCTGCTGCGAGAGCGCGAGCGCGTCGAGGAGCGGTATCGGCGCGCGCTCGAGCATGCGGTCGCAACGCTCGAGGCGGAGGGCCGCAGGGACGCGTACGCGGTCGTCGCGCGCGTCCTCGGCGTCTCGCGCCAGGCGGTGCGGCAGCTGCTCACACGCTAGGGACCGCCTCCCAGAGCGTGCGCTGCACGCCACCAGGACCTGACGGGTCGCGCAGCGACCGAAGCTTCTGTGACGACTCTGCCCAGTTGCCGCGTGCCGGCCGTTCGGCGATCACATGCCAGCCAGCGCCGCGCAGGCTCGCCCCGGTTTCGCCCTGCTGGGTGTAGGTGACGACGCGGCGGTAGCCGAGCGCGAACGCAGCCCGTGCGGCGGCCCCGTAAAGCAGGCTGTTGGCGTTACGCGCGCCGTCGGTGCAGCTGCGACTCACCTCGAGCGTGAGCCCGTCGTCGTAGGCGCGGGCGATCGGCCGTGAGGCGACGAGCACGCCGACGAGGGCGCCATCGAGGTCGGCGGCGCCGATGCAGAACCTCATCCCGCGTGGCG